CGTTATTGGGCATGCAAGCATTTGTGGGCAGGTAAAGGTGGAAGCACCAAGTCTTCTCCAAAATCAAAAAGAGGTAAATACTAAAAACATATAATTATGTCAATACCAGGTAAAAAGAAAAAAGTAACAAATCAACAAGCAAGCTCTGAGATTTCGAGAAGACTATCTAATACATTACCGTCTTTTTCAAGGGGTGAAGATAGAAGATACCCGTATCTTTCAAGCAAGTTTAATCTAAATAGACCCAACATACAAGACCCTTTTGCTAGAAGAGGTCCAGGCCAAAGAACATACAAGTACTCTATAAACGACGGGTCAGGAACCTCTAGAGTAGGCCAAGACACTCATGCTTTAGAACGTAAGTATAAGCAAGACCAAGCCTTGAAAGGTAAATATATTACTGACATGAGAGCTGTAAGAAAACCAGCAGAAAAACAAGCTAAAATTTCTGCTAAATTCACAGGAGACTACAAAAAGGGTATTTATAAGGCATCTAAATTATTAGCGCAAGGAAAAGAAAGTGAAGCAGATGATATGATGGCTAATCTAAAATCAACAGCATATAGAGCTCATGCTTATGGACACCCAGAAGCTGGCGGCAAAAAAAGGGATAGACAAGTTGTAGCAGAGCAATTTAGAACTTTAGAAAAACTTTCTAGCGCATATTATAGCCCAAGAATACGTCAGCAAGCTAAAAATATGACTAAAGGAGTTCAAATGTCAAGTGTTAAAATTACTGCTCCTGATGCAAAAGAAATAAACGCTTCTTTAAGAAGTTTAACATCTAGAAAGAAAAAATAACATGGGGAAATTTTTTGTAAATTTGGGACTTAAGATACAGGCTTTTTGGAAGAAGTTTGTAGTAGGGTACAATAAATGTATCGAAAAACTAAAAATAAAGTAAAATGGCTGATAAAGGACTAGGCGATACTATAGAGAGATTCACGACAGCTACTGGTGTGAAAAAGGTTGCTGAAACTATTTCAAAAAAAATGGGTAAACCTTGTGGTTGCGGAGAAAGACGTGATACACTTAACAGAATGTTTCCATATAAGAAGTAATGTTAAGTAGAACCGCCAGATATTACCGTGAAAATCCTGAAGCTAGAAAAAAGCACAGGAAAACCTCAGCGAAGGCTCAGAAGAAAAAAGAGGCTGTTCGCAAAAGAGTTGAATGTAATTTATTTAATAGAAAAAACAAAAAGTCGAAAAAAGGGGATAAATTAGATTGCTCACATAAAGGCGGACGTTTGGTTCTGGAGTCACAGAAGAAAAACAGAGCTAGAGGTGGAGGTAAAAAAAAATAATGAATTTGGATAGTAAAATATCATTTTTTGCAGGATACGTCTTCACGGCAGTATCATCGATAAGTCTTTTAGGGTTAGTTCAAGCAGCGCTGCTTGGGTTGATAGGTGGTTTTTTTGGTCTATTAGGCAAAGAACTTTTCTATATCCTAAGAGGTAAAATAAAGAAATGAGAAAAATAGATAAGATAATAGTACACTGCTCTGCAACACCAGAAGGCAGAGATGTTTCTGCGGCTACTATTGACAAGTGGCACAAGGAAAGAGGCTGGTCTGGTATTGGCTACCATTACGTAGTTAGACTAGATGGCTCTATTGAATATGGCAGAATGGTGGATAAAGTTGGAGCTCATTGCAAGGGACACAACAAGTCTTCTATTGGAATTTGCTACATAGGAGGTTGTGATTCCGATATGAACGCTAAAGACACCAGGACACCTCAGCAGATAGCTAGTATGCTAGAACTTATCAGAATATTAAAAAAACTGCATCCAGGCGTAGAGGTATTTGGACACAGAGACTTCTCTACCAAAGAGTGCCCAAGCTTCGATGCTAAAAACGAATATTGCAATGCCTAAGAAAAAATTTAAAGATACTAAAGTAGGTCAATTTCTATTAAAAAAATTGCCTGGAATAGTTGGAGATGTTCTACCCGATAAAGGTGCATTGGGTATTGTAAAGAACCTAATTGATAATGACCCAGAAGTTTCTCCAGAAGAAAAAGCTCAAATGCACGATGAGCTTGTAAAACTTTATGAGTTAGAGGTTGCAGACAGGGATTCTGCTAGAAAAAGAGAGGTAGAGGTTAAGAAGACTGGCGACTATGACTTTATGATGTTAGCTACTGGAATATCAGGGCTAGCTTCGTTTATATTTATTATATACGCAGTGGTTTATGAGCCAGGCGTTTTAGAGAATGATTTATTCGTACATTTAATGGGTATGGTTGAGGGTGTTGTTATCAGCAATATATTTGCATACTACTACGGTACAAGCGCTCAAAACAGAAAATAGGTTTACTTTTTGCTTTTATTAAAATATTATCTTTGCATAAACGTATTCAAACTTTATGGCAAGAATAAGCACTTATGCTTTAGATACGAATGTAACTAAGAATGATAAGGTCATTGGAACGGACTCAGCTGGGTCGGTAACCAAGAACTTTAGATTGACTGATGTTGCTGGTATTGCAAATCAAGAGATAACAGTTGCTGGACAACTTGTATATCAATTTAAACAAAATATAACAGAAGGCTCTTTGACGGATTTGTCAGATGGAACTGCTTTTTCTAATGTCTCTGGATTTAGACTTAGTGAAGTAGATATACCAGGTCATAATGTAGAGAATTTTTTACAAGAATACGAAAAGAAAAGAATCATTGTTGTAGATATAGATGATAAAAACAAGTATGGGATTTATGATGTCGAAGATATTATAGAAGACACAAACAACCCAAACTATTATTTTTTTACATTAAACTACCATAATGGAAACGGCTCTTTGACCTTGGATAATTATTTTATTGTAGCAATGTATTCACAAGACGCTACATATAGACACAGTCAGAGCTCTGCAAGCACACAATGGACGGTAAACCATAATTTAAACAAATTCCCATCTGTTACAGTTACTCTTTCAACAGGGCAACAAGGAATTGCAGATGTAAATTATACAGATAAAAACAATTTAACGATAAACTTTTCAGCTGCAAAAAGCGGATATGCATACCTAAACTAATAACACCATGGCTATAAAATTTTTAAATCACTTAGACTTAACACAAAACGAGATTCAGAATACCGCTCTGCATAATACAGAGTCTTCTGATATTACAACGCCTGTAGATGGACAGATTATATTTGATAATGGTTCGGGTGTAAACAAACTAAAGTATTACGATGGCTCATCTTGGGTTTCAGTTGGCAGTTCTTATTCTCACCCGACTCATACAGCCCTTACAATAGACCTTGACGCTACTGGAGCTTCAGTCATAAGTACAATTGATTTTACGAGTGATGGTCTTGGTCACGTGACTTCTGCAACCGCAACAACCAGAACTTTAACGCTATCTGATTTAGGTTACACGGGTGACTCTGACGCAAACAACTATGTTCACCCCACACATCCTGGAGATGATTTTTCAGTAGACACAGGAGCTTTAGTAGGAGCAGTTGTTGTATCAGATATTGATATTAATGTAACTACTGATACTTTAGGGCACGTAACGGATGCTAGCGGTACTGTAGCAACAAGAACATTAACATTATCTGATTTAGGCTATACAGGTGCAACAGATGCGAATAACTACGTTCACCCTAATCACACAGGTCATGTTACTTCTACAGGAGATGGAGCAACTGTATTAACTGTTTCTGCAATTACAGGCCAAACAGCTCTTACTTCTGGATTAGCCGCTACTGATGAATTTGTTATTAGCGATAATGGTGTGATTAAGAGAATGGATGTAAGTGTTTTAGAGACTTACATGCAAAACAATCTTACTTTTACTAGTAATACAGACGTAGATGTTAGTGTTTCTAACCTCATCACAAGATTAGGTCAGATATCTGAAAACGTAACTATTGGTGATGCATCAGATGTTACTGTAACTATTCCTGGGGATTTAGTTGTTACTGGTACAACAACAACAAACAATGTTGAAACTATTTCTACATCAAATGGAGTTATATTTGAAGGTAATAGTGCCGATTCAAATGAATTAACGCTTTTAGCTGGCACACTTACAGCAGACCGAACTATAACACTTCCAGATGCAACTGGTACTGTTGCTTTGACGTCCGACCTTCATGATGCTGTTACACTTTCTGGTTCTTACGATTACTTGACTATATCTGGTCAGGTTATTACTTTAAATCAGATTGATTACGACACTGACATCGCAAACACTCCTACAATTCCTACAGTTAACAACGCTACAATTACACTTGCAGCTGGTAACGCTGGTATTACAATGGATGCTGACAATTCATTCACTACCAACCAGTCAGGAAATGAAGAGATAACAATATCTCACGCAGATACATCGTCTCAGTCATCAGTAAATAACTCAGGAAGAACATATATTCAAGATATTACTCTTGATACATTTGGACACATCACAGGAATTACTTCTGCTACAGAAACTGTAACCAACACAGACACTCAGTTAGCAACAAAAGAAGCTGATATTGATGTTTCTAATACAACATTTATAGCAAACAAAAGGGCTACAATTAATCACGCTCTTAACTCTGAAAATGTAATTGTACAGATGTACGACAAAACTACTGGAGCTGTTGTTCATGCAGACGTGGAACACACAAGCGACGGAAGTACTATTAGCAAAAATCACGTAAGAATCGAGTTTGGAGTTGTTCCAGCTAACGATATTAGAGTAATTATGATTGACGCAAAAGACGCAGCAGCATCAGTTACTCCATCTTACTCATAATAATTAAATAAAATATGGCCAAGAAGTTTTTAAGCGACATAGAGCTTGATGCAGGATTAGTAGATGTAAATGGTAATACAGGTACGTCAGGCCAGATATTATCTTCTACAGGCTCTAGTGTGAGCTGGGTAAACCAAGGAGATGTAGTCGCTGGAGAAGCAGATAAAGCGCTTTCACTTACTATAACAGTAAAAAACACAGAATCTGTAGCACTTACAAAAGGACAAGTGGTATGTGCTGCGCCTTCTGCAACGCCACCATCTGGAAATGTTATTGAAGTGAAACGTGCTGACAATAACGGTACGGATAGTATGCCAGCTATTGGTGTACTAAACGAAGGGTTAGATGCGGCAGGCGGGGCAAATGATGAGGGTGAAGCCATTATGTTTGGTCGTGTTTCTGGAATCAACACATCTGCATTCTCTGTAGGTGATGAGGTGTTTGTTTCTGACACAGCTGGAGGATTAACCACTACAAAACCTACTGGAGTAAAATACATTCAGAAAGTAGGTGTTGTAATACGTGATGACGCTACTAACGGCACAATAGAAGTATTTGGCGCTGGAAGAACAAACGACGTCCCTACACCTTTATATGTAGACCACGCTTATCAAAGACTTGGGATTGGAACACCTAGTCCGACATCTTTACTTCACGTTTTAGGTTCTCCTGTCGCTACAAGCGGTGCGCTTATTACGGCAAGAAATAGCGACGCCACCTCGTCAAATACTACTTTTGGCGGTATTATGTTTAATTCTTCTCCCGGCACGGATTATTCTATTGGAAAATCAAATGTAAACTCAGCAACAACATTAAGTTTTAGAAACGCAAACACAGGCGCTTCTTATATGGATATCAACTCTTCAGGCTACGTCGGGATAGGCACGGCGAGTCCTAATGCCAAACTCACAGTACAAGGAGACGATGCTGATATTTACCTTAGGTCAAATGATTATACCATAGCTCGTATTATCAATAGAGGTTCAAGTGGTACGAATCTAGATACAGGTCTGTTTTCTTTAATGATTTCAGATGGCACTAATAATAACGTAGAATCAGTTCGTTTAGATGCTGGAGGGAACAGTTGGTTGAATGGAGGCAACGTCGGGATTGGAACGGATAGTCCAAGTTCTGCTGCTGGATTTGATGCTAAACTACAGCTTGAGTCTGCTAACCCAATGCTTGTATACAAAGAAACTGACCAATCTACAAAATGGGAGGTTGGAGCTTGGGGAGGCAACTATGTTGTATACAATGGCACTAACGAAAGAATGCGTATTACAAGTTCGGGTAATGTAGCTATATATGAAACTTTACAATTTTTTGACGATAGCTCTACACCTTCTGCAAGTGCTTTTATTCATAGACCCTCTTCAAATACTTTAGCTTTAGGTACAAATAGCACTGAACGGATGCGCATCGACTCAAGTGGCAACGTCGGGATTAAAACTCCTAGTCCAAGCTCAGACCTTCATATAAATAATAGCAATACATTACCAGTATTAAGATTGTCTTATGAGCCAGTTGGTGGATATGGAGGAGGAGGCTCTATTAGATTTCAAGGTGGAGCTTCGGATTATGTATATGGTGATATAAGCTGGTATAATGGCTCTAGTAGAGATGCTGATTTCAATTATGCTGCTGCAGTTAGAACAATGTCGTTTAAAGTCAACGAAAGAAATACTGCTACAAATGGATATTTTAAATTCTATAATGGCTCTACTGAAGTTGCTGAGATAAACGCAGCAGGAGTATACGGAAACGTATTCTACGACCAAGGCAATACAGCTTATTATGTAAACCCTGCTTCAACTGGAAATTCATTCAATTCTTTAGGATATGCACATATACGTGGAGGTATTACTACAGACGGAAACGCAAGGAGCTACACATGGAGAGCGTTAGAAAACACTGGGAGTTCTGGGACTAGGTATCAGAAGATAGCAAGAATAACAAGTAGTCAATCATCTAGATTTGTTATAGAGCTCGCTGGAAGAAGCACTTCTTATTCAACTCCTTATTTACCAGCAATAGGTTATATTGTGGGTCAATTAAATAATGACAATGATTATGATTTAGTGTTTTACAACCACAGTGGTGAAGATACGGTTGTTGATGAAGTGGGACAGGTTGATGTAAGTACGACTGCCACTGATATATATATAAAGGTTTCTAGTTTTTCAGAAGTAACAGCCCATGCTCATATAAGTGATGGAACTATTGCTGTAGAAAGTACAAGCGCTGGAGGTACGGAGCCTACTAATTACGTAGTCGCAACAATTATAGAAGTATGGAATAGTAGAAACGACGGAGCAGGTTCAGGTCTTGATGCTGATTTGCTAGACGGACAACAAGCATCATATTTTATTAATACCTCAGGAACAGCACAAATTAAATCGGGTGACCTTACAGTAGACCAATTAATTACTACTAATAACGGTAACGGTGCTAATGTAAGAATTGGAGATGATGCATGGATAGGTGACACCAATGTAGCTAACACCTTACAAATACAGGGTACTTCAGATTCTACCAAAGGTTATATAGTGTTTGGAAGTAGTGATAATACTGCTTTAGGTAGAAACGGTACAGGAGCATTAACTTACGGGGGCAACACAATATGGCACGCTGGTAATGACGGCTCTGGCTCAGGGCTGGATGCTGATACTTTAGATGGACAGCACGCTTCTGATTTTGCATCATCATCACACACGCATACATGGGCTAATATATCTGGAGAGACTGCCAACTCTGTTAATGGTTGGGGAGGATTAAGACATCAAACAAATGATGGGTATATAGATTTTGGTCCAGCAAATACAAGCCACGCTCATATCTATACAGATAGGCCTAGTTTCTATATTAATACTCCATTAATTGTGGCAGGAGGGTCTACAATTAACTCTGGAGATATAAGGGCAAACTTATTCTATGATAAAAATAATACAAATTACTATGTAAACCCAGGTGGCAATAGTGAGATGAGCACTATGTCTTTAGATAGTTGGCTTTATCATAGAGGAGATACAGATACTTTCATGGGGTTTGCAGCCGCAGACACTATTAGATTTGTTACAAACAGTGCTGAAAGGATGGAGATAGGCAACGGGGGAGTTGTTTTTGGTGGAGGAGCTACTGCTGCTAAGCCAGTTCACGTCGCTACTGCTGACCAAGGAACCGCTAGACTACGTATTGAGAATACTAATGCAAATGGAGATACTTTTGATTTAATTGCTGGTGTTCATAACGTGACTCAAGAGGGATTCTCTATATATCAAGAAAACGCAAGTGCCACTAGACTTAGGATAGATGATGACGGAAATGTTAAGATAGGTAGTGGAGCACCGTCAGAAAAATTAGACGTAGATGGAAATATAACCGCTAGCGATATAACTGGAAACATATTTTATGATAAAAATAATACAGCTTACTATCTAAACCCAGCGGCCACCTCAAATTTACAAGAGTTAGAGATATTAAGAAACTCAAGCAATTATACGGTTAACCTAACAGATGCTCACGACAGGGCAGGGTTGATGATTAAATCATCTACTGCTTTTGACAGTAAACTTGCATTTAGTTCTGGAGCGAGCTCTAGACAATACATACAAGCCTTAAATAACGCTCATACAACGGGTAGAGATATTGTTTTAAACCCATATGGTGGCAACGTCGGGATTGGAATTACCGCACCAGTTAGTAAACTCCACGTGTATAATAACGATGGGCAAACAAGCACGGCTGCTGGTATAACCGTAGAACAAGACGGAGGCGGTGATGCTATTGTCCAGTATTTATTAACTGGAACAAAAAGATGGACAACTGGTATTGATAATTCTGATGGAGATAAATTTAAAATATCTCAAAATACAGATTTAGCTACCGATAACGTAATGACTTTAGACACCTCAGGCAACGTTGGGATTGGGACTACTAGTCCAGGAGCTAAATTACAGATAAATAATGCCGCTACTGTTGGTTCTACCTCATCACATTTAAGTGGTTTAAATCCTATTTTATATTTAGACGCTGGTAATGCTGCTGGGCGAAGTATAGTTATAAAAAACCATTCAACTGGCAATGATACGGTAGCTGGAGCATTAAGATTTGCTGTTTCGCCTGATGGGGCGAACTTTAGCCATGCATCAATAGAAGCCAAACAAGATGGAAATGGTGCTGTTGATACTTTAGAATTTAGAACTTCTAGTAGTAATACGCAGGCGACTACCAATAATTTAGCAATGATTATTGAAGGCGGCGACGTCGGGATTGGTATAACTAGTCCTGGACAAAAACTCCACGTTAATGGGAATGTGGCTGCTGATATATACTATGACAGAAACAACACTGGATATTTCTTTAACGGAGACGCTTCTAAAGATAATGTAGACCTAACTTCAGGCGGTAATTTCGCCATAAACGTACTGGGAACAATTTCTGGCGGTCATAGAAAGCATGGGAACTTAGAAACTCTTGAAATGCAGTGGAGTATTGGTGGTAGTACTGACCTCAACTGGAAGAAGCTTGTTGATGTAGTTATAAGTGACGCTAACTACGCTGGATGGGGTGCTGAAATAGAGATTACAAACTTTAGCGGTAACTTTGGTAGCGCAACATACAATGGTGGTGAGCTCTTCAAGGGTGCACTAAGTATTTATCACTGGGGAGGTTCAGGATACACTCCAGAAGTTCCTCATTCAAACATTCCTTACGAGATGAGGAGTCATGTAAGGTGGTATAAGATACAAGAGTCTGGGCAAAACAGGTATCAGCTACAGGTTAAATCTCCTGGAAACTACCAACAGTTATATATAAAAGTAAAGCCAGGAATTGGTAATCAAGTAGCAGACCTTATATCATACGCTAACGACACAAACGGAGCTACTTCTGGAGGAACTGCATATACATCATCCCAAAGTGCTGATTTTAATCACGAGTTTGCAGGGGGTATTTGGACTAATAGTAGTCGTAATATAGGTTGGAAAACAATATATGGAAATCCTTACTTATCAACTTACTACGGAAGTATAATAACAAGCTCATCTGTTTATATTGGAGGTTCTACAGGAAATGGTCAAGATTTATTTTGCGACGACCTTCGTAGCAATAAAGTATTTGATAGAGCAGCTACAGCCTATTACTTTGAAGGTGGAAATACTGGAGACTCTATAAGGGTCGCTGGTGACGTTGTAGCGTATTACTCTTCGGATAAGAGACTTAAGGACAATATAAAGCCAATAGAAAACGCATTAGATAAGGTTAATGCAATAAGTGGTGTTACGTTTGAATGGAATGAGAAGTCACACAAGACTACAGGAAGAAAAGACGTAGGTGTTGTTGCTCAAGAGGTGGAGGAAGTATTCCCAGAGATTGTAGAAACAAGAACTAACGGATTTAAGGCTGTAGACTATCAAAAACTAACAGCTGTTCTTATTGAGTCTGTAAAAGAGCTTACAGCTAAGGTTGAGGCTTTGGAATCAAAACAATGTAATTGTAAGTAGTTATGGCAGTACCAGCGAGCGGTCAACTATCTTTAGGAAAGATATATAGAGAACTTATATATGATAATTATAATGCATCAACAGCTGTTTCTGGAGTTAGTGCATCTCTTAAAAATATGTCTACAGGAGATACAGAAACATTAAACACTTCTGGTTCTACTTTAGTTCCAGATGGAAGTGCCCCTCACAAGATGAGTGAGTGGCGTGGATATGACCATGATGCTTCAACGGCAACTGCTCCGACTGTTACAACTGGAATCGTAAGTTGGAGTAGTAGTGAAGGAATAATAGAGGCTTTTGGTAGTGTTAGCAACGATGGAGGCGCAACCATAACACAAAGAGGATTTGCGTTCTCAACATCATCAACAAGTCCCACAAGCCCTACTGTAAGCGCTACAGGCACAACAGGCATAATGAGTGCTGATATTTTTGTGATACAATCGTCAAGTAGTTATAATATGTATGTTAGAGCTTTTGCCACAAATAGTGTGGGCACAAGCTACGGGGTAACTAGAACTGTAACTGTACCTCGTGGTAGTGGCGGAGGGTTTATAAGCCCTTAAAAAAAATTAGTATATTTGCAATATAAATATTTAAGTTATGAATATATCATATGAATGGAAGATTACGGCTTTGAAGAAAGCACCATCACTAGACGGATTGTCAGATGTAATCACACACGTAAGATTTGACTATACTGGAACCGACGCTGATTCTGGTGAGTCATACACATTTAGTGGCGCATGCCCTATACTACCTCCAGACCCTAATGTATTTACCCCTCTAGCAGAGGTTTTAGAGTCTGATGTAATTTTATGGGCACAAGCAAATCACCCAACAGACCACATGAACTCTGTTATTGAGAAAGCAATTTCAGATAAAATTACTCCTAAAAATGAGGATGTAGGCACTGATGAGGTTTCTTGGTTGGCGTCTCCAGAAGAACAGGTAGAGGAATCTACAGAGGAACAAGTAGAGGAATCTACAGAGGAACAAGTAGAGGAATCTACAGAAGAATAATAATAATTAAAATCAAATAAAATGGCTAAATCAACAAAGGACATTCCTGTCCAAGCAACAATTCAAATCGACGAAAAAATATTAAACAGTATTCGTCAAATCAGACAAACTCAGTCTAGCATACAGCTAGAAATTGGAGCTATGGAGGCTCAAAAACATTTAGCGCTTCATAAGCTGCATGAAGAAGGAGAAAAGCTTCAATCTATTATGATTGAGCTAGAAAAAGAGCACGGAAAAGGAAGTATCAACTTAGATACAGGAGAGCTCACTCTTGATTCCCCTGGTAATGGAAATTCGTAAAATATCAATAGGAGCAGACTACAAGGGTAGCGCTATGCACTACATCTTAGGACAAGATGTTTTGAATGGTAGCCATACTATTCATCTTATTGACTTTGACAAAGACAAAGAATCATATCTTATATATATAGAAAAAGATAATGAGGTTTTTCTTTGGAAGGAATTTAACAAGAATATACCTGTATCCATAGAGTACAACATTTATTTCTAAATGAAATCACCGTATTACTTCATCATTAAACCTGTTGGAGATGAATACGTGAACGAGGTCGAGATAGCTGGGAAGAAGATAATTGTAAATTCAAGTGTAGAGGACCACAAGCACGTAAATCGTCTTGGAGAAATAGTGCATGTCCCTGGCAGATATAAAGGAAATATATCAGTTGGGGATATCATCATTGTACACCATAATATATTCAGGATTTACTATGACATGAAGGGTAGGCCTAAAAAGTCACCAAACTTTTTCAAAGACGGTCTATATTTCATAGACGAAAGTCAGTTTTATCTTTATCATAATGGAGACAGATGGAACTCTGTGGACAACTTCTGCTTTGTTAAACCTATCGACAAAGAAAATTCGTATCTTTATGAGGAGGGCGAAGAGCTCAATACAGGTGTTTTGATTTATGGCAATGACAATCTGAGTAAGCTAGGCGTTAGTGAGGGAGATAAAATAAACTTTACAAAAAACAGCGAATATCGTTTTGACGTAGATGGAGAGGTTGTGTATAGAATGAGAACAAATGATATATGCACAGTATTATAGTATGGGTGATATAAAAGAAATAAAAGAAAGAATTATTCAGGCTGGACATGAAGCTGTAAAGCAACTAATCAAGGTTGCTGAAGAGGAGATTATAAAACCAGACCCAGATGATGAGTTGGCAGCAGATAGACTAAAAAACGCTGCAGCAACAAAAAAACTTGCAATATTCGATGCTTTCGAGATTCTAAATCGAATTGAAAACGAAAAGAATATGCTAGAAAACCCAGAAGAGGAAAAGAAAAACTTAACAGGAGGATTTGCAGAAAGAAGGTCTAAATAATGATTTATGCGTAGTTTTAAAGGACTTTATACCATCTAAGGTATTGACATCCAGAAACAGGAAAAAGTCTTTTAAATATGGTTATGACGCAGATTTAGACATTATTGTGATATCTAAGGACGGCATGGTTGGTGATGTCGTTCGCATCAATAGCCTCAACATAGCGCTTCCAAAAAAACCAAAAGAAGTATACAAAAGGGCATCTGACAAGAAAGACCAATATTGGGAAGCTTCAGAATACCCAAAAGCACTAAAACCTTTACAAACTATATTCCAATGGAATGAAATGAACAAGGATTTCAAGGAAACTTGGGTTCCTTATATCGAGAATGAGTTTGACAGAAGGGAAAATGGTTTTTGGTTTATGAACAACGGAAAGCCTGTGTACATAACTGGCACACACTACATGTACTTACAGTGGACAAAGATTGATGTAGGTAAACCAGAATATAGGGAATCAAACAGAGTATTCTTTATATATTGGGAAGCGTGTAAATCAGATGATAGATGTTACGGAATGTGCTATTTAAAAAACAGACGTTCTGGTTTTTCATTTATGTCCTCTGCTGAAATAGTAAATCAAGCAACAATAACATCAGACTCTAGATTTGGTATACTATCTAAAACGGGTAGTGATGCTAAAAAAATGTTTACAGATAAGGTTGTGCCTATATCAGTGAACTACCCATTCTTTTTCAAACCCATACAAGACGGTATGGATAGACCAAAGTCAGAGCTTGCATACAGGGTTCCAGCTTCTAAACTCACTAGGAAGTCCATATCAAACACCAGCGTTACAAATGACCTGCAAGGATTAGATACTACTATCGACTGGAAGAACACAGGAGACAATAGTTATGATGGGGAAAAACTAGCTTTACTAGTACATGATGAAAGCGGAAAGTGGGAAAAGCCAGATAATATTCTGAACAACTGGCGTGTAACAAAAACTTGCTTGCGTTTAGGTAGCAGGGTTATAGGTAAATGTCTTATGGGTTCTACCTCTAACGCTTTGGATAAAGGAGGAGAAAACTTTAAAAAACTATACTACGACTCAGACCCAACCACACGTAATTCAAATGGACAAACAAAAAGCGGACTATACAATCTGTTTATTCCAATGGAATGGAATATGGAGGGCTTTATTGATATGTATGGACAGCCAGTTCTTGAAACTCCAGAATCACAGATAATAAGTATAAACGGTGATTATATCAGCCAAAGCGCATTAGAATATTGGCAAAACGAAGTTGATAGTCTTAAAAACGACCCTGATGCGCTAAACGAATATTACAGACAATTTCCTAGAACAGAGTCTCACGCTTTTAGAGATGAATCTAAAAATACCATATTCAACCTTACTAGAATATATGAGCAAATAGACTACAATGATTCTTTTGCTATAAAGTCCACGGTGTCAAGAGGTAACTTTCATTGGAGAAATGGTCAAAGAGATACTGAGGTTGTATTCAGTCCAGAGAACAAGGGAAGGTTTTTTCTGTCATGGATTCCTAGTAAGGAGCTAATGAACAATGTTACAGAAAAGAATGGTAGGAAATATCCTGGTAATGCACACATGGGTTCTTTTGGTTGTGACTCTTATGATATATCTGGAACTGTAAATGGAGGGGGTTCTAAGGGGTCTTTACATGGAATGACTAAATTTCATATGGAAGACGGTCCAACGAATATGTTTTTCTTAGAATATATATCAAGACCTCAAACTGCCGAGCTTTTCTACGAAGATGTATTGATGGCTTTACATTTTTATGGTATGCCGATACTAGTAGAAAACAATAAGCCAAGATTATTGTATTATTTAAAAGAAAGAGGATACAGAGCTTTCTCTTTAAATAGACCAGATAAACACAGAAATGTTTTGTCAAAAGCAGAGCGTGAGCTGGGAGGAATACCATCTTCTTCTGCCGTAATCTCTGTACACGCAGAAGGTATAGAGAGTTATATAGAAAACCATGTGGGTGTACTTAGAGACCAAGCCAACATGGATTTTGGAAGCTGCGGTAATATGTTTTTTAATAGGACTTTGCTTGATTGGGCTAACTATGACATAAACAATAGAACGAGGTTTGATGCCACTGTAAGTTCTGGGTTTGCTATTATGGCAAATCAATCACGCAAGAATATAGGACAAGAAAAACGTAATCAAATAAATATTAACTTTGCAAGATACAGTAACAAAGGTTTTGTTAGTGAAATTATTAAATAAATATGATAAATAAGCCAAGATTCAATTCGGGTAGTGGTTTTCCTAATCAATTTGTTCCAGACATCGAGAAGGACACATATGAGTATGGACTTCGAGTAGGTCATGCTATTGAGTCTGAGTGGTTTTCACGAGACTACGGAAGTAGTATGTATGGCGAAATACGTTCTGAGTTTCTAACCAGACGTTTGTATGCTAGAGGAGAACAGCCAGTAGATAAATATAAAAACGAGTTAGCCGTAAACGGTGACTTATCTTACCTCAACTTAGATTGGACGCCTGTTCCGATTATCCCTAAGTTTGTTGATGTCGTGGTCAATGGCATTCAAAATAGGCTTCTAGATGTTAAAGTAGAAGCTGTAGACGATTTGTCTTCTATGAAGAGGCAGATGTTTAGAAAGGAGATGCACACAGACATGCTTGGAAAAGACCTTTTGCAAAAAGTAAAGGCAGAAACGGGTGTTGATGCATTTAACATAAAAGAAGAAATTGTTCCTGACTCTGAAGAAGAGTTAAATCTATATATGGATTTAAGGTACAAACAAGCCATAGAAGTTGCTGAAGAATCAGCCATCAAAACTCTTATGGAGATAAACGAATATGATGAGATAAAAAGACGTGTAGATGAAGATAATGTTGTTTTAGGTATATCTGCACTCAAGCATTCTTTTGATGTTCATGACGGAGTCAGGATAGATTATGTTGACCCAGTGAATTTTGTTTATTCACCCACAGAAGACCCAAATTTCAGGGATTGTTATTATTTTGGGGAGTTAAAATCAGTTCATGTAACTGAAATAAAAAAGATAAATCCAAGTCTTACTCAGGAAGATATAGAAGAAATATCTAAGCTTGCTAGTAGATTCGATGGTTATAGAAGCACACAAAATTTGCAAAGCCAAAGCGGCCTTGATAAGGCAAATGTATCCTTACTTTATTTTTGTTATAAAACAGACAAGGAAATAGTATACAAGGTTAAAGATACTTCAAATGGCGGAAAGAAAGCGCTAAAAAAGGATGGTTCCTTTAACCCTCCAGAAGGAGAACAGGAAAGATTTAAAAAAGTATCAAGAAGAATAGATGTTTGGTATGAGGGTGTTCTAGTAATGGGCACAAATCATTTACTAAAATGGGAGCTTATGCAGAATATGGTTAGACCTAATTCTTCATTTCAAAGAACTATACCTCCTTATATTGTTTCTTCTATTAAAATGTCTAAAGGCAACATAGATTCTTTGGTTAAAAGAATGATACCTTTTGCAGACCAAATACAACTTACTCATTTAAAATTACAGCAAGTAGTTGCTAAAATGATTCCAGATGGTGTGTTTATTGACGCAGATGGATTGAATAGTGTAGATTTAGGTAATGGAGCTTCATACAATCCATCAGAAGCATTGTCTATGTATTTCCAAACAGGTAGTGTTATAGGGAGAAGTTACACTGAGGACGGAGATTTCAACAATGCTAGAGTGCCTATTCAAGAGCTTACTAGCAGTGGCTCAAATGCCAAGATACAGAGTTTGATTAATATGTATAATTATCAGCTCAACATGATTAGAGCTGTAACGGGTATTAATGAAGCTAGAGATGGAAGTAATCCAGACCAATACGCTTTGGTTGGACTTCAGAAACTTGCTGCACTAAACAGTAATACAGCTACTAGACACGTAGTTCAATCTGGAATCAACATTACTAAAAGGCTTGCAGAGGCTCTTTCTTACAGAATATCTGATATTATGCAGTATTCTGACTTTGCTGAAGATTTTGCTAAAATGATTGGTAAAAACAACATGGAAATTGTTGAAGAAATACTAGGAGTGCATCTTCACGATTTTGGTGTATTTATAGAAATAGAACCAGATGAAGAGGAGAAACAAAGACTAGAGCAAAACATACAGCAATCAATTCAAGCTAAACAAATTGATTTAGATGACGCTATAGATATTAGAACCGTAAAGAACTTTACTCTTGCTAATTCTCTTCTAAAAATAAAGAAAAAGAAAAAGCAGAAGGAGGATATGGAGATTCAGCAAAGAAACATCCAAATGCAGAGTCAAGCAAACGCACAGTCTGCTCAAGCTGCATCTCAAGGAAGAATGCAAGAGCAGCAGATGAAATCTCAAATGGAATCTGAATTTGCTCAAATGAAGAGTCAATTAGAAATGCAGAAAATGCAGGCTCAGAAAGAAATTGACAAAGAGCTTCTTCAGTTAAAGCATCAATTCGAACTTCAATTGAAGCAAATGGAAAAAGATGTATCTACTTCTAAGGAAAAATATAAGGAAGACAGGAAAGATAACAGAACAGATAAACAAGCTACTCAACAGAGTAAACTAATAAGACAGAGAAAGCAAGATTTACCGCCTGTTGACTTTACGCAATCTGGAAAAGCAAATGAAGTTATGAGTAATCTTGCGGGAACAGTAGCTCCAGAAAACGTATAGTTTTTTTAACTAATTTTGCAGTATAAATTTAAATTTAATCTATTATGAGTGACGTAAATCAAGATGTCGACTTTAAAGTTGACCTATCTAAACCTCCTGTAAAAAAAGGAGAAGAAGATAAAAAAGAGCAAGAAACTGCCGAAGTCGGAAGTGAAAATACGACAAACTCGGAAGTTCAAGAAGAAAAAGCTCCTGAGCAACAGCCAGAAGCTGATGAAAATATTAAAGCAGAGGAAGAAGTCCCTGCGAAAAAAGAAGCCGATGAACCTCAACAACAAAAAGAGGTAAAGGTTTCTAAAGAAGAGATAATTGCTGAGTTCCTTACTAGTAAATATAGTATGGGGCTTGAGGAATTAGAAAACGTTCTTTCAAATAAAGACAAAAATACACAAGAGCTTCCTGAGGAGGTTGAGAAGTATTTGCAATACAAAAACGATACTAAGCGTGGCTTAAAAGATTTTGTAAAAGCAAACGAGGATGTTTCTGAATATGAAGAAACAACTTTACTGCGTGAATACTATAAGCAATCAAACCCTGAGCTTGACGATTCTGATATTGATTATTTAATAGAGGATAAATTCACTGTAGACGAAAGCACTGATACAGAGAAAGACGTTAAGAGGAAGAGTCTTGATAAAAAGCAAGAGCTACATAAAGCTAAGCAGTATTTTGAGCAGATGAGGGATAAGTATAAAGCACCGCTTGAGTCAAGTACGGATGCACTACCTGAAGACGCTAGAAAGGCTGTTGAGTTTTATAAGCAATACAATGATGAAAAATCTAAGGAACAAGAGGTTATAAACTCTCAAAGGAAAACTTTTGAAGAGAAAACCTCAAAGTTTTTTGGCGAGGAATTCAAAGGTTTTGAATTTAAAATCGGCGATAAAACTTTAAACTTTGAACCTAAAGACAAGAAAGAAGTTGTTGAAAGACAAATGAATTTAAACAACTTTGTACAATCGTTTTTAGATGAAAAAGGTGTTTTGAAGGATGCGCAGAAATATCACACAGCTCTTAACATGGCTATGAACCCAGAAGCTTATGCTAAGTTCTTTTATGAGCAAGGTAAAGCAGATGCGGTAAATGAAGTTGTTAAGGATGGTAAAAATATAGATATGAATGTGCGTTCTAAAGTTGATTCATCGAAACCTGGGACTAAATTTAAAGTCGTCAATGACGGTGCTAACTTTGGTCGTGGGCTTAAAATAAGAAAAAAATAATTTTAAAACCTTAAACATTTTACAAAAATGGCACAATCAATTAATTTTGACCAATCTGGAACTACTGGTACAGTAAGTATTGGCGGTTCCACTTCACTAACACCTGCACCTGGCAAGTCTTTGCAAAACAGCAACTACTTGACTAACGCAGATTACAACTTTGCTCAGCAATATTTACCAGATTTATATGAGCAAGAATTTGAACGTTACGGAAATCGTTCTGTAGCTTCTTTCTTGCGTATGGTAGGAGCTGAGATTCCTTCTTCTTCTGATTTAATCAAGTGGAGTGAGCAAGGAAGACTACACGTACAGGCTTCTGGTAGTATTACAGACGCAAATACTATTGCAGTAACAGGACATAGCTTCCGCACAAACCAGACTATTATTATTTCTGGACCAGGCGGTGTTCAAGCAAAAGCCCTTATTACTGATGCTTCTGCAGCTGACAGTATCGATGTTGCTTTGTATCAAAACTTCAGCTTAGTAGAAGTTACTTCTGGAGGAGACGCTTTATATACTGCAGATGACGATGTGACAATCTTCGTTTATGGTTCTGAATTCCGTAAAGGAGATAATGGCATGTCTGGTTCTCTTGAAGCTGATTTCGAAGCTAAAGAAAACAACCCAATTATCATCAAAGACAAGTACGAAGTATCTGGTTCTGAGATGGCACACGTTGGGTGGGTAGAAGTATCTACTGAAAACGGAGCTTCTGGATACCTTTGGTATTTGAAATCAGAAAGCGAAACTCGCCTACGTTTCGAGGATTACCTTGAAACTTCTATGATTGAAGGTGAGCCTGCTGGAGCTGGTTCTGGTGTAGCTGCTATTGATGGAGCTTCTGTTGGAGATGGAGCTGGGTACAGAGGTACTAAAGGTCTTTTCTTCGAAGTACAACAAAACGGTAACGTTACTTCTGGTACTATTGATTCTAGAGAAGATTTAGAAGCTTTAGCTAAAGTTCTTGACAAAGAAGGAGCTATTCAAGAAAACGTAATTTTTGCTAATCGTGCAACATCTTTTGATGTTGATAAAGTATTGGCTGCTCAAAACAACTCTGGAGCTTCTACAGCTTCTTACGGTTTGTTTGACAACGACGAAGATATGGCTTTAAACCTTGGGTTTACAGGATTCCGTATCGGATATGACTTCTACAAGTCTGACTGGAAATACTTAAACGATGCTACTACTCGTGGTAACGTAGGCGGTATTGATGGTATCGTTGTACCTGCTGGTACTACTACAGTATACGACCAAGTACTTGGAGAGAACGCTAAGAGACCATTCTTACACGTTCGTTACCGAGTATCTCCAACTGAAGACAGAAAGTACAAGTCTTGGGTTGTTGGTTCTGCTGGAGGAGCTATGACTAGCGACAAAGATGCAATGGAAGTTCACTTCTTGTCAGAGCGAGCGCTTTGTACAATGGGAGCTAACAACTTCATCTTGATGCAATAATCATTATAGGAGAGAGGGGCATATAATTGCCCCTCATCTTCTTTTTTTAAATCAAATTAAATTATAAATAAAATGGCAACAAAAACTGCAAAAAGTTTTGGGTACAACTCAATATTACCCGACCTAGAACAAAAGAATAGAATATTTATATTAACTGGAAATAAATCTCCTATTCGAATGATGATTCCTGTAAAACATACAGGAAGAAAACCTCTCACATATTTTGACGGAAAACTAAATAGAGCATTAAGGTATGCTACTAATCAAATCACCCCTTTCGTGGATGAGCAAGATGGAATAGTTACTTTAGAGCCTATTACATTTGAAAATGGAACGCTAATCGTACCAGATTGGAATGTAAACCTTCAGAAGTTCTTACTTATACATCCTTTATATGGGAAGAAGTTTATTGAGCTCGATAAAGAGAAGAATGCTTCTGTAGAGGTTGAAAGCTTGTATTCGGAGCTTGATGCTCAAATAGCAGCTAAAAACCTTGACATCAACGACCTAGAGGCTATTGCTCGTGTTGTGATGAAAGGAAATGTTTCTACTTTAACCTCATCAGAGCTTAGACGTGATATGATTCTTTGGGCTAAGAAAAACCCTGGAGAGTTTATGAACTTAGTAGACGATGAAAATCTAAAATTAAGAAACCTAGCAGTAAGAGCTGTAGAGATGGGAGTATTACACATCAAGGGAGATAATAGAACTGTTACATGGGCAGATGACAAGAACAATAAGATTATGGTTGCTCCATTCGGAGAGAACGTATACGGAGCTCTTGCTATGTTCTTTAAGACAGACGAAGGTCTTGATGTTTTACAAAACATTACAAACAAATTGTAATTACATTGTATACACCGTGAAAGGGAGAGGGGTCACAATTTGTGACCTCTTTTTTTTTGTACTTTTGTAGAAAATATATCCTATGATAAATAGCGTAAGAAATACTGTTATGTTTTTGCTGAACAAAGATAACAGAGGATATGTGTCCCCATCTGAGTTTGATTATTTTGCAAAACAAGCGCAGCTTGAAATATTTGAGTCATATTTTAATGATTACTCAAAGGCTGTTGCTCTGCAAAACTCAAGAAAAAAAGCTTTGAATTATGGAGACACAGTTCAGCACATTCAAAATAAGATAGATAAATTTTATGCTAACGCTACTTTGGCGTATCGTGACCAAGACGCAACAACACCTGGTGAAGAACAAGATTATTTTGATTTACCCACAAATCTATACAAGTTAATAAATATTACTTACGGAGGAGGATTTGGTACAGAAACAACAATGGGTGGTGGCAGAATTGTTCAGCCAGTCGCACCACACAAGTTTGATATGATTGTGAATAGCAATTTAACGCAGCCTACTGTTACATATCCAATATACGTTCGTAGTTCTGATATTATTTATGTTAGACCTTTATCAATACAGTCTAACGTACAAGCAAATTATATTAGAAAGCCAGCTGACCCGCATTGGGGTTATCAAACAATAAGCTCTGACCCTGTGTATAACGCTTCTAGTTCTGTGGATTTTGAAATATCAGAAGAGGAGGAAACAGAGTTGGTTATCAAGATATGCAAGTATGCTGGACTTAGTATTAGAGAAGCTGACATTGTACAATTAACATCTCAGCAGGAGCAGTTAGAGTACACTAAAGAAAATTCGTAACGTATGCCAATAATCGGAACACCTATAGACCAAAGAGAATACTACCAAAATAGTGGTAATAACCCAACTTATGACAACTGGGGTACATATCAGTACTTGCTTTTACAGGACGTCATCAATAATTTTTTACTGACATATGTTGGAGACGACAAGGTTATAAACAAAATTGACAGAAATGAAGTTGTTTTTCATGCTAAGCGTGGACTTCAAGAATTACATTATGATGCCCTAAGAGAAATACGAGGGTTTGAAGCAGAGCTTCCTGACAACCTTAAGATGCACCTACCACACGACTTTGTAAGCGCCGTAAAGATATCTTACGTTGGTGATGATGGTACGACTAGACAGATACCACAAAACTACAACACAGCGACTCCTACGAGTTATTTGCAAGACAATAGCGCTCAGAAAAACATCCTGATGGATAATAATGATAATGCTTTGACAGGAACACCAGTAATCGAAACAAACTGGTCTAACAAGTCAAATAAAGGTGTAGTTGAGCCTGATACGAATCTTTTAGGCAAGCGTTTTGGTATGGATACTGCATCAGCAAACCACAATGGAAGTTATGTGTTAGATAAAAACCAAGGATTCATACTTTTTAGTTCCGACTTGTCTGGAAAGAATATTGTTATTCAATATGTTTCTGACGGCATGTATGCTCTTGCAGATGATGAAATAAAAGTTCATAAATTAGCAGAGAACTTTATGTACGACTACTTAGTGTCTAGTATATTGAAGCAAAAGTTTGGAGTACAAGAATACATTGTACGAAGAGCTCAAAAGCAAGCTTCAGCATCATTAAGAAATACAAAGATTCGATTAAATTCAATAAAACTAGGCGAGCTTACTCAAATTCTACGAGGAAGAGATAAGTGGATAAAATAGTATGAAGATTAAAAACACATTTAGTACTGGTAAAATGAATAAAGACGTTGATGAACGTCTTATTCAAAATGGCGAGTTTATTGACGCAAACAACATACGTATTTTAAATACAGCTGGTTCTGATGCTGGCGCTATTGAAAACGAAAAAGGAAACGTCAAACTAACCAACCTAGCTATATCTAACAACCCAGAATGTATCGGCTCTGTTGCAGATGAAGCAGAGGAAAAGATATATTGGTTTATCGTTAATGACGATGGATTTTCATACATATATGAGTATGATAGAACAAATGAGATTACATCTCAGGTTTTGGCAGACGAAAGAGTTGGTGACCAACAGGTACTAGGGTTTAGTAAAGATTATAAAATTACTGGTGTAAATGTAGTATATAACGCATCAAAAAAATCAAAACTTTTGTTGTTTACAGATGGCCTTAACCAGCCTAGAATGATTGACATCAAGAGGTCAAAGTCATATGGACTGAATAATTTTTACGAAGATGATATTTCTTTGTATAAGAAACCTCCTTTTGAAGCTCCTTTAGTTACGCCATATAATACAGGTTTTGCAACAGAAAATGCTGTAAAAGAAAATTTTTTCGCTTTTGCTACTAGATATAGATATTTAGATGGAGGTTATTCCGCTTGTTCTTCTTTCACTTATTTTAAATTTTCACCAAAGAAATTTGAAATAGACTATGCGTCTATGGAAAACAAAGGAATGGAGAACGTTTTTAATGGGTATAAAATAAATTACAATAGTGGAGACCACAGGGTCACAGATATTCAATTATTATTTAAATATCCAACGGAGCCAACAATATATATAATAGACAATATAAATAAAAAAGAAAGCTCCATATTAGACAATACCACTCAGTCGTATGATTTTGCTAATAAAAAAATATACAAAACACTTCCTCAGGATGAAGTTTTTAGGACTTTTGATGATGTTCCTTTAACAGCAAAAGCACAGGACTTTATTAACGATAGACTTGTTTTAGGAAACACAACTAGTCAGTATGATTTAGTAGAAGAAGAGGGTTCAGATGATTTAATTAAAATAAATTATACTGTTTCTTTAGAATCAAAGTCACAAGAAGGAGATGTTGTTGAGGGCTCTAGGACTTCTAATAACACTAAGATAACTTTTGATTTTGATGGGTATGAGTTAAACGAAGGATTTACTATATCTGTGTTTTTACAATTAGAGTCTGATGAAGCAGGTACGGCGCCTAATGAGTATTTTGGTGGAGAAGGAGATGTTCAAGGTGCATTTGTTTTATCTCAAGATTATACATCTTTTGATGATATAACTGAGTCTAATGAGTTTACAGACTTCCTGACATCTCTTAGTGGTTCTTTTGCAGCAGTAGTAAATACAACTCCTCCAGATGATGTTACTGATACAGAATATGGTGACTTTGTTTTGGATTCTAACACAGAAACATCTTTTACCCTTATAGCACCTATACTAACACATACAGTAGATAATACTCCAGCTATTCCCGATGATGATGATTTCACAGATATAGATGAGCCATATAAATTTAAAACAGACAACGTTGCAACTATAAGGGATGATTCTAGTAATGTTTCTTTAAAATCTCTAAGAAGTTATGAAGTCGGCCTTGTTTATTTAGACTCTTATGGAAGATATTCTAGTGTTTTGCTTCCAAAAGAATCTTTAGGCGAGGCTTCTAGTGAGGTTTTTGTTCCTATACAAAACAGTATAGATATAAATAAACTTAAAGTATCTATATCTAATCCTCCTCCTTTTTGGGCTAATAGGTATAAGTATTTTGTAAAAGTAAACAAAACACCTCATTTTACTTTGTATTCAACAATTTTTTATGAAGATGACCTATATAGATGGGTTTTACTTCAGGGTGCAAATCTAGGAAAAATAGAGGCTGGTACGATTTTAATTGTAAAATCAGATGATGATGGACCATTGGACCAAGAAGTAAAATGTAAAGTTCTTGAGGTTACGACTAAAAATGCAGCTGACGAGCCACAAGGAGAAAAAGGATGGATACCAGGTAATGATATACTTGAGAAGTCAGGTACTTATATGAAAATAAGGCCATTTAATTTCAACATGGACTTCAATCCTAATAATTTTTTAAATTACCATAAAAGAAGTAAAAAAAGCAGGACCAGCAGCGGCTATAACAACCATTTTCTTCCACATTACCAACTTCCAGGTTTTGGAGGTATTTTCGGTTATGGACAATTTGACAAAGGAGTTTTGCAGATATTAGATGAAGAAAGTGATACATATATTAATCAAGACTTAAACACTGGTTCAAAAATAAAATTAGACTTTAAGTACGAAGAAATAGATGATAATTTTAATTGGAACGGAGAATTTACTGTAAACGGAAACTACACTTGTTCAGCTAATTCACCAACAAGCCAAAATACATTTGTTCAGTGGATGGAAAACGAAACTCCGTTTCCTAGTGAGGAGCTCTCTTACAGGGGAGACGCGACAGCCGTTCGTTTTAGAATAGAATCTTTTCAGCAAAATCCTAGTGATGAATTTGTATTGACTTTTTATAAAGCAGATGCAACAAGAGATTTAACTTTGTTGAACGTTACAACAACAGAAAGAACAAGTGGATTGGAAAGGTCATATCTGACATCTACTATAGATATAACTCTTACTAACGGGGTTTTGATATTCGAAACAGAACCAACAGAAATAGATGATGAGGTTTATTATGAAACAGAAGAAACTTTTTTAATAGAAAACGGTTTACACAAAGGAAATGAACAAGACCAAACAGCTACAGACCCCGCTATCTCTATACTTGGGTTTGGAAACTGTTTTAGTTTTGGAAATGGAGCTGAATCAATAAGAGTTAAAGATGATAGATTTAAACCTCTTTTTGACATAAAATCTAGACCGAACATCGCTATTGTAGAAGGTTATGAAAGAAAAAAAGACACAAACAAAATAATTTATAGCGGTTCTTTTAATGAAAACACAGGGTACAACACTTTGAATGAATTTAACTCTAGTAGGGGTATTACCAAGTACATGGACATGAAATATGGTTCTGTGCAAAAATTATTTGCTAGAGAATCTGATTTAATTGTTTTTCAAGAAGATAGGGTTTCTAAAGTATTGTATGGAAAAAATATTTTAAACAGCCCTGATGGAAGTGGTAGTATATCTCAGATAGAAAAAGTTTTAGGTCAAGATGTTCCTTTTTCTGGGGAATATGGTATATCTACAGACCCTGAGTCTTTTGCCTTTTACGAGGGAAGAATGTACTTTGCAGATGCTAATAGAGGTGCGGTCTTAAGACTTGGAGCAGACGGAATAACACCAATATCTTATGCAGGAATGAAAGCTTTCTTTAAGAGAGAGTTATATAACAACAAAGGTAACTGGAATATAGGAGGATTTGACCCTAAATTCCATCAGTATGTACTTACTATAGGCAGCGAACAAAAACCTGCAGACCCATTAGAATTAGATTGTGCTTCTAATTTTGTTAGAACAATTACCTCAGCATTTAATTATGATTTAAATCTTGGTTCTTTTCCAGGAACAGCTACAATAGCATATACAACATCTAGTTCTATAGATATTGTCATAGTTTATAATGGTAATACATATACAAACAGCGGATTAACAGGAACAGGTAGCGTGACTTTCCCTGTAACCTCAACAGACCTTGAAACTACAAATATTGCTGATGTTACTATAACACCTGCATCTTCTGCTCAAGTAACAATAACACACACTTGTCCAGAGCCAGAAACACTTGAAATTATATTAGTTGTTGTAAATGACGAGGGAGAAGCTAATGAAACTATCATCAACAGATATAAGCATGATGGTGCTAATGGAAATATTTATAATTCTGATTTAGATGTTTTTGATGCTGACGAACTAACTAGATATGAGGTTATATCTGGTTTTATGGGAACTGATATTATTCCAGATAACGGGGATACTGTAACACTTTCTTCTCTGAAGCAAACTGGAGTTCATACAGGTGACTTCAATGACTGTAATAGTTTGGGTTATTTAGTTTCTGCTGCAAGCGGACTAACTGTTCAAAATATTATAGACCAAGCTACCTATCCATCAGTTACAGGACAAACACTATCTAATGGTGATGAAGAAAATACTGTTTCATTTACTTTTAATAGAAGTAATACAAGTCAAAAGCTATACTTAGTATGGAATTATATAGATACATTGCCTGTTTTAGTTGATGACTCTGTAACAGGAATTACTAATGGTGGAAGTAGTACAATCAATGTTATTGCTAACGACACAATTCCTTCACCATACACTATTACAATAGGAACGCAGCCAACTAACGGAACTGCTGTTGTTAATGCTGATAACACCATCACATATACTCACACAGCAGAGGCTGGCTTAGATGATAGTTTTACATATATTGTAGATAGAGGGGGAACATGTACCGCAGAGGCAACAGTAACTACGCAAGCACTAGCTATTAGTGTTGATACATATATTTACATATATTTTGATGCTTCAGGCTCCATGAATACTACTCTTTCAGAACTTCAAACTTTGCGTACTGGAGGTTTAAAATCAACGCTTCAAGATTTATATGCAACAGGAGGTACAGAGTCAAGTGGTAATACAGACCCAGCAACCAATGGTAGTGATGAGTATGATAATAAGGTTTCTATTGTTTATAATCCAACTCCCACAGGAAGTTGGTCAAATGAACGTACCCTTGCTGCTCTTTCTGATAACGATGTTAATGATTTCTTAGCTACAAGCACACACAATGCATTTCCCACAGACGCATCTAATGTTATAGTAATGGTTTTCCAAGATGAATCTTCTCCATATAACGCTGAAGGTTCAGGGACTACTGCTCCAACACCCACAACCGATTACAACACAGACATTGCCGATTTAAGGTCAAGAGTTAGCTCTCTAAACAGCACAAACTCTGGTTTTTATAGAGGGGTTGTGTTTAATGTTACTGGATATGCACAATTTGGCGCTTTTTTACAGGCTGTAGAAAACGGCACAGGAAGTTATAGTGGTACATCTGGGTTGAGCGATTTAATGGGAGGTACTAATCCAACATTCTCATTTGCTTATAGTGTTGAAGAGAGTGATAATAACGATGCAAATGCACCATTTAAACCAGGCTCCACAACTGACAGGTTTGACCAATGGCAATATTATTACCTATGGCATATAACAAATGAACTTAATTTTCTAGGTTTCACTCCAGATGGTGTAACTTGGCCAGTAATAGAAGACGACGATTAATATGGGACTAACATCAAACACAAGGACGATTACATGGGATGAGGTTTACAATGCGTGGACTTCATTCCATTCGTATGTCCCAGAGTGGACAGAACGACTAGGAACAAACTTTTACACGTTCAAGAATGGAGAGTTGTATATTCACGATGAAAACAGCTCTAGAACAAACTTCTACGGAACGACATATGGTTGCTCTGTAACGTTTTCTGCTAATCAAAACCCATCAGACATCAAGTTATTCAAAACTATTGGCCTTGAGAGCAATACAAGCTCTTGGGACGCTACAATAAATTCTGAAATGGAAGCTGGTAGAATAAACAATAAGTTTGAAGATAAAGAGGGAATTAGATATGGATATATAAGAAGAAACTCTGGTAATGAGCTAGATTTCAATAAACTATCCATTTTAGGTATAGGAGAGCTACAGGCCATTCCTGGAGCTAATGAATATGAATTTTCAACTGACATTCCTAATCAAGTATCTGCAAACGCAGGTGATGGTGTCGGTGGGGATAAATTATTTTTTAACGATGGAAGCACAAAAGAAATAGGTGTTATTGACTCTTTTAGTGGAGGCACTATAACTACTGTTTCTTCTATAAACACTCCATCTGTAAACGATTTCTGCTTTGTAGTTAAAAACTCAGAGTCAGAATCATATGGACTGCGTGGATATCATGCAAAAATAAAACTTTACAATAATTCAACAAGCTTTGTAGAACTCTATGGTGCGAACTCTGAGGTCTTTAAGAGCTACATGTAATTTTTGTATATTTGTAAAAACTAATTAATATGGCTATATTAAGTGCAATTGGAATGGGTATTGGAGCTATTGGCTCTGGTGTTCAGTTTTTTCAAGGAGCAAAAATGAAAAGAGAGGCTGAGGCTAAATTATCTCAATTCCGCCATCAAGAGCTAACAAATTTAGCTGAAAACTTAAAACCATCTTTAGAGGCGGAAAGACAAATGCAAGTTGCGGCTTCAAAACAAAGAGCTGCTGTTGTGGATGTTTCACAAGGCATGGACGCTGCTCAAGCGATGGGTATGATGGCTATGGGACTAGGTCAGACTCAAGATATGGAAATGAAAGCATTTTCAAGTATGATGGAAAAAGAGTATGAGGCCGACAAGATTAGAGTTCAAGAAGAACAGAACATGAGAGCTATGATTGAGAAGAGAAAAATGGAAGAACTTCAATCTCTTAAGGCTCAAAAAATGGCTGGAATGCAGATGCAATCTAGCGCAATAAAAGATTTAGGAAGTATGGCTTTAGGAGCTGGAATGGCTTCTGATAAATTAGCTGCTTCTCAAGGGAAAAGTACAAGTTTATTTGGAGCGGCTGGTAAGACAGCATCCTTTAATCCAGTAACTGGCGAAAAATACTAATAAGATATGTCATACGCAGGAGGAACTGTAACACAACCAATACTAGGAGGGTTTGGAGATTTAGCAAATATGCTTCTTCAAGGCTCTTCTGAAATAGCTCAGATAAACTTAGAGATAGGAAAAAGAAGAGATAAGCAAGCGGCTGACTTAGCTCAGAGAATATCTCAAATTACTTCTACTGGTATTACCACACATGATAAGCTTATTCAATCAGGAGCAAGAGATGCTGTTAATGAGCTGTATAAAGCTTTTGAAGCTAATAAGAGAGGAGAAATATCTTTGAGCGAAGTGTCTGCTCGTTATTCTCAATTAGACTCTGAGATAGGAATTATGGCTAATATGGCTAAGTTGCAAGATGAAAACATAAAAAATGTAACTAAAGGTATTGAAGATGAATCATTTGATTCAATATCTTTTGATTTTCAGAATAGTTTGTGGTACAACGACCCTAACTTAAGAAATGATATTTATCTTACTCCAGCTGTAGACTCCGAAGGGAATGTCAAGAAAAATCCAGACGGAAGCACTATGATGGTCAGAAGACCAGCTGTAGAAGGGCTTCAGTATAAAAGGGGTGATGATGGAATTCAGTATGTTGTAAAATACAAAGAAGTTCCTAAAAGAAATGAAAATGGCGATGTAATGTATGACGCAAATGGCGCACCTTTAACCACAAACAAGACGTTTATGCTGCCTTTGACAGAATACTTAAATCCAGCACTTAAAAAAGTAGACAGATACGACCTTGTAGATGACGTAAAAGGATTTCAGTCTATTACAGGTAAACAATTTTCTTATGTAGATAAAAACACTGGAGAGATTACAGAAATGCCTTATAGTCAGCTGGGTCAAACTGCTAACGGCACTATAATTCAAGGATACACTATAGCTCCACAAAATTTTCCTAGTATGATTAGGAAAGTAGAAAGCTATATAGGGACTCCAAAAGATGATGAAGTTATATCTATACTTCATAGTTATATGGGTGCAAGAGCTGATTGGCAACCAGATTACGGATTACCAAGAAGTTCAGATGAGGTTAATAATGATAATATGATGGAAATTATGGTTAACAATGAGTTGACTATCATTCCAAAATACTATGATATGAATGGCGACCCTCTACAGTTCACATCAGACCCTCTAGACCTTCAAACAGATGGTTCAGGAAAAATAATTATTACTGATGAGCAAAGAGAATTGGCAAAGGCGTTCAAAAGAGACCAAATATTAACTTCTTTCAACGTTGATTATAAAGATTTTAAAGAATATATAGACGGTAAAAAGACAACAACAAAAATTCCTCCAAATTTTTCTTATAATCAAGCAGTTTACTCAAAATCGACGCCAACTGGAATGAACAATACAAACGCACTTGACTCTGATTATTTAAGCAATAGACTTAGTATAGCTATGATAGGTAGAGATGAGTTTAGTTCTGGTGTTTCAGCGTCGGCTAACGATACAAGAGATGCTATCGCCACACATAATAATGGACAGATAGTATCACCAACTGCATTAGCAGGTGCAACAGGTCAAGTTAAAAATCTTTACAAAAGAAGAAACGATATTTTGGGAGGATTCTCTTTGGTTTATGCATCCACTCCTAGCAAGTCATCAGATGATATTAGGACAAAAATAATGCAAGATTTAAAAGGAACTACCGCTTCAGGTGGGGTTTTAAAATCTGTTCAAAACATATTGTTTATGGAGGAGGGTATTGTTGATGGTAAAAGAGCAGCGCCTCAAGTATTAATTGAGGGCACTATAGATTTAGCCACGACAGGAACTTCTGTAACAGACCCAACTGGACAAGGAACTGGCTCTATGGCTCAAAAACAATCTATTACAGTAAATGATTTTTATGTTGTTGATACAACAGAATTACCTAGTTTATATAATAAATTATGGACACAAGGAAAAGGGCCAAAATCATTTAAAACAATATTGAGTAATGCAGGGTATGATATAGATGCTAATTTTAATGGAGCTAAAAATCAATGGCTTTCTGCATTCGAGTATTACACTGACCAAATGAATAACTAATGATTGTGAACACAGAAAATCAAACTGGAGTTTCAACTCCCGAAGAATTAAATACAGACATAGCTCCTATAGAGGAGGCTAGTGATGTTCAGGATGTTTCTAATACTGATGTAAAAACAGACCCAGACCCGCCTGTAAACAAGGAAAAGGTTTATTCTTATTTAGTGTCTTTATATGATAATGCTGGGAAAAGATATAATAAGGAGAAACTAAGACAAATATCTTCTACTTCAGACCTAAAATACTGGGTGAATTGGGCTCATAAAAAAACAGGGCAACCTGCTTTAGATGACAATGCTTATTTAAAGCTATCGTCGTCTTGGACTGACAATCAAAAGGTTGAAAAAAAAAATCAAGTTCAGACTTTAAAAGACTCGTTTCAGGAAAATGCGATTGTACCAACGGAAGTAGATACGGATTCTCCATCCATATTGGAAAATATTCCTTCAACATCGGATTCTCAAGAGCCGACTAGCTTATCACAAATACCTAAGCCGAAAGTTGCAGAGTATTACACAGAGCAACTTAACGAAAATAATAGCATACTTCCAGTAATAAAACAACTCCCAAGAGACTTGCTAACCATGTCAGAAGGAGATGCTGCTTTGGCTTTTAATAATATTCTTGGAGATTTTGGTTACAAAGCTATGGAAACAGATACTGGTTCTAACAGCTTGAAAGTTTTGAGGCCAGATGGAAGCTCTATGGAGATAAATTTAATGTCTGACCTTGGAGATAATATATTAGAACTTTTTAAGTCAGATGATTTCAACCAAAGACTAAATCTGAAACACAATAGATTTGTTATGGATTTATCTCTTGGTAAGCAAAACCTTGTACAGGTTATGGCGGACCAATTTGACAGTAATCCTTATGGTGTTAATGAGGGAATGAAAGTCTTTACAAGACACATGAACAAGCCAGAGGAATCGGATTTACTTTTTCTCTCAAAAGCTCTTACTGGTCAAGAAAATGCAACAATATTTGACACAGGAGGCTCTTTCAATTCAGATTTATTTATGGCTGCTTTACAGCAGCTTAAAGGCAACCTAACGCCTGCTTATGATGAGATAGTATCATCTGAATCTAATTACCAACAGGAAGTTAGAATGGCTACACTGTCAAGTGTCAAGACAGATAACTTGCGTTTACCAGAAGACCCACAAGCCTCTCTTTCAGAAAAAGAAATTGAAAGCAACAATAGAGTAAAATCTACATATAGAAAAGTAGATGAAATATTAAAAAAATACGAAACTACTAAAAGAAACACATCAAAGATTCTAGGAAAGGCACTAAAAAGAAGTGTTGCTTTAGGTCAAATTGACTTGCATGACGAGAAAACTATTGGTGGGCTAGTAAATAGTGGTCTTGACATGCTAGATATGCCACTTCCCTCTCTACTTATAAATGACAAGCAAGCTTCATTTCAGGATGTGTATGATTTAATATCGAGACCTAAAGACCTAGGCTACATACAAAGAGGAGAAATAAAAGTTTCTATAGACGATACTGTTGATGTTGGGTTATTCAACGATTTGGTTTCAAAGTTAAAAAACACACAAGAAAGAAACACTGCTTTTTTAGATGAAGGAAATCCAAGACTAAATTCTTTTCTTAGAGGTATTCTAGATGTTCCTCAAGGTATTTATGCTAACACATTAGACATATTAAATAATTTTGGTGTAAGCATTTCTGATACACTTGTTGGTCTTGGCATGAGTAGAGAAGTTGCTGATTTTGCAGTTTTTCAAGAAATGGGTGTAGTTGTTGGAGCTTCTAATTTTTCACCTGGTTTTGCTATAACAAAATACGCTTTACCATCAAAAAAAGATGTTGAAGAAGCGTTTGCATTACTCCCAGAATACAGTGGCTCTATATCAGACTCAAGAGGTATGGGTGAATTTTTGTCTTATGGAATGCAAGGATTTACATCATCAGTACCATATATAGCTGCTTTTATGGCTCACCCAACTGTGGGTTTAGCTGTTACTTTCGGAAGCACCTATGGTGGTAGTATTGAGGAGGTTAGGGATGCAAAAGACGCTGCTAAAGAAGCACAGGCTTCAGGAGCTATACTAACAGAAAAACAAAAGGATTTGCTTAAAATGTCAGGCGCAGAAGCTAGAGCATATGCTTTTTCTAAGGCGGGTATTGAAACTGCTATTACAGCTGCATTTACTGGCCGTTATTTTCAGCAATTAAAACTTGCAAATGGATTCAAAAACTTACCAAAAACTCAAGAATCTGCTCAGCAACTATCAGACGCTTTTGCTAGAGCAAACAGAAAAGGGTTGGTTGCTTCTTTTGCTAAGTATACAGGATTAGACCCAAAAGTTATAGCAAAAGAATTACCTGAAGAACAATTTATAGCGTACACGGGTTACTTAACTGACGTGGCTTTTGGGTTGCAGGAATATGACTCAAAAACCGCTTTAAAATTAGCTTCTGATGCTGGATTAAACTCTTTATTCAGTAGTTCAGCGATGTCTGTTGGAGGTAAAATGATTACGCCAAGTACTACAGAAATTGCAAATCAAACCATAAATAGAAAAATAACCCTTGACGGTGAAATGGAAGCTGTTAAAGACAAGCTTCAGTCGGATTTGATTGTTTCAGAACTTGAGTCTTCTGGAGTAGCTAAAAGCACGCCAAAATTCAAAGCTGCTCTACAAATGCAACAAGATGCGGATAACCGCATAATGAATATTCAAAAAAGAAAAGAAGAGCTTGTAAATCAGATGAGCGTTAGTGACAAAAAAGCATTTTTACAAGGCATTGCTGATTTAGAAGGGTTTCAAGCACAGATTGAAGAAGGTGGTAAGCCAGAAGAAATAAACTCTACACAGAAACTTATAGATGAAAAGAAGGAGAAGATGAGAAGACTCCTTTCTAAATATCCTAGCGAGCTTAGTTACTATTTCTTACCAAAAGAAACACAAACAAAACTCATCGACAGAGCTCTTAAAGAGCTTTCTGATGAAGCTGGTCCAGACGAAACATTTAGTCTTACAAGTGAAGATTCAAAGGTTATTGAGAGAGCATCTCAGATATATAAGAAAGATGTTTTGGAGCGAATGGTGGAGCCAGAAGAAAAAGTAGATGTTTCTGGATATTTTAATAATGTTACAGATTACTATGCAGAAACCTCGCAACCAGCAGAAGCTGATTTTGACATTGATGCTGCTATATCTGCAATAGAACAAAAAGCAACTACAGAAAAGCCACCTTCTCAAACCGAACTAGACTTAGAGCAAGAAGCAGAAGACAAACAAAAAGAATCTGATACTAGTGGTTTAGAGCAAGAAGATAAAGATAGAACAAACAATATTATTTCTAGAATCAAAGACCTAAACATGTCAAAAGGTCTTTACAACTCCCTAAGCGAAAGTCAGAAGAAAATATTAAAGGGATTCCTTACAGATGTTCAAAATGGCAAAAGACCAAAGTTTGCGAGACTAGAAACTATTTTAGATGCACAACAAACGATACTTGAGCTGAAAGTTTTAAACAACAACAGCCCGATAAGTATTTTAGACAACCCAAATGCCAACCTAAAAAATAAAAAGCCAGTTGATTTTGTCAAAGACTTGTACCCATATCTCAACAACCTAGGGAGAAAAGTAATGATGGGCGGTTCTGTTTTGAACTCTAAAAACTTAATGACTTCGGATATATTTTTGGGTGCTATATTCAGAAACACAACAAAAGGCAAGCCATTTATAGACTTAGTCTCTTCAGCAAACAGAAGTGTTGCTTCAGCAATTAACACCTCGCAAGAGTTTATTAATCAAGACTCTAGCTTGTTTATAAATGAAATAAAAGCATACAACAAAGCTAATCCAAAAGCCAAAATGTCTACAGACCTAAGAAGTCTAGAAACCTCATATGAAATGCAAGTGTTGGCGCATTTGAGAAGACGTTCTGGAGAAATAGACCAAACAACTGGACTTGATACAGAGTTCCAAAGACAGAAAAACAGTCTATTGAAAGAGCTGCAGTTAAGAAAACAAGAGTATGAAAAAGATACATCTGACTCAACAAAAGAAGTTTTATATAGACAGCTTGAAGATACATTAAATCGACTAGGTGTTACAAACGCTCTATCGTATGATGATGTAAGTAAAAATGCAAAAGAACCAATAGTAAATGCTTTAAATAGACTATCTGATAGGTTTCCTCATGCAGAAGCTAAAAAAAGAAAGCAAGATTACGATGGACAGGACACTTACTTCGTAGATGGAACTTATGTTCCTAGCTTTAGAAGAGGTGATGATGGTAACGAAAGGTCAGACAACGGAAACGGGGGAAAGAAATCAAACTACGGAACGATAGCTGGTGTTTTTCAAGATGTTGTAATGGATGACACACTAGAAAGTTCTAGATTATCTTTTGGCAACTACTTTGAAAGAGCATATCAGCAAATGCAAGGTTCTTTTATAGACATGAACTCTAGAAGCGACTTTGAGCAGATAGATATGATTGTGAAGTCAGCTGATTTTGAGGGACTTTTCAAAAACACAAAGGAGTACGAAATGGTCAAAAAGTATTTTGGCTCTAGAATGGATGTTTTCAACTTTATGATAAGCCAAGGTCAAAACGTAAACGTAGATTTTGGTTCTATGAACAAAGTAGTTCTAAATCCACTAAAAATGAAAAAGGCTGGAGCTGCATTCTACTCTACTCTTTCTGCAATAGGCCTTGCTAGACTTAACCAACCAGCATCTCAGTTTTATAGTGCAACATCTGGCACATTACCTATGTTAACTGACGCTAGAGCAAAAAACCACTTACAGTTGGCTAACGCAAGGTTTTTATATTCGATGGCTGGTGTTGGAAATGGTCAAAAAACTTCAAAATACGCACAATGGGCTAATAATATTATTGGAGGTGGTCATCTTCAAAACATATACAAAAACTCTAGAACTGGGCTTCGTAATGCTTTGAAAGCTGAGTTTGCTATAGGAGACAAAACAAAACTACCTCTTGATTACTATGTAAGTAAATTTAACATGGATAGTAGTGTTTTCTCTGACACAATGAGAGGAATGAAGTATACTGTTGATTCTTTTTTAGACACGATTACTAAAAGCTCAGAGCTATCTTTGGAGTTCTTTTTAGCTAACGCAGATAGAGCTGCTGCTAACTCCGCTTTTGAAGCACACTACATGCAAAGTAGGATAGACCAAGGGGCTGTTATACCTAAGGATGTTGGTGCTTGGTGGGCTAAGGAAAACGAAAACCCTAACACAGAAGCTATCGAGTACGCAGATAGAAGGATAGCGGAAACAATGAGGCAGACAGAGCCAACTTCTGAGGCTGAATTTTATGATGTAAACGCAAGTGATAATACTAAGTTTGCACAAAGAACTGTTTTCCCTTGGGGTAAATTTATGTTGAATGCAAAAGCAAACTTCGCTAATCAATACGCTAGGATGATGGACCCAAATCTTCCAGAGTTACAAAAGGAAGAAGCTAGGAGAAGAATGCAGGGTATTGTTAATGAGATTGCAGTTTTTAATGGAATAAAACTTACGACAAACAACATAACTACAATGGGGTTGATTGGCGGTATAGTTTCGTTATTCGGTACAGATGAAGACGATATAAAGAGATATGAAGGCGGTATGACAAAGCTTATATCGGACGCAATTGGAATAGAGGACCCTGATTACGCAGAAAGCTTATCTGACATGCCTAGAGCTCAAAGAGAAACTTTAGAAGGATTCAGAAACTCTATGATAGAATCTACAAGTGGTATTGACAACACTTTGTTGGAGATATACAAGCATTCTATGGAGTATGAAAATAAATATAAAATCTCAGAAAATTACAGTGTTTTAGTTCAAACAGCAGTCGATGTTCTTCAGAATGCCTCTCCTATTCCTGCGCCAGAGCCTTTGTATGATTTGGCGTATATGGCAATGAATGAGATGTATGGAGATGAAATCATTCCAGAGTACATTTCTGCCGACTTAGAAAGAATGGGCACAGATAGTGATGAGGTTGTTTTACTTGTTAAAGAGAATTTAGGTATGTATGGTGTCGCTTTTGAGCAATTTGACAAATGGAGAAGAGCTAGGATATTATACAACGAAGGTGTTTTTAGAAAAGGTAAATCTGGTGTTGGTAGTGGAGAGGTAATTGAGTACATAGCAGCAGATACTCCTGCTATTCAAGAAAAAATAGACAAAACAATTAAGTTTTTGTATCACGCAAGAACGATGAATCTTTTGTTGCCTGGTCCAAAAGGAGATATGAATAAGCTGTTGAACAAACTAGAGCGAGAAATAGAGAAAAACTACACAAGGTCAGCTCCATCTATAAAGGGAACAAATAATGCTTTCTTCAAGGCTTATTTAGACTTCAGAGTAAACCAACAAGGAATAGAAGTTGATAAGCTTAAATTAGCTGATTGGTGGGAGAAAGAGCAGAAGAATATGAATGGAGCAGCTAGAAAACATGCAATTGAAAAGATAGAAGAGATAAGAAAGTCTAGACTATAACTAATAGTATTTCTCTTTTATAATATTAATTACTTCTTGACAGTCTTTCTGGTTTCTAGGGACAAATAAGTCCGTTTTCCACCCTTTTAGCATTATATAACGCTTAAAAAGCTTCCATACCATAGGAAAACGCTCATTTGGATTCCCCTTGCACTCTATTATATATCGAGGCGGGTTTTGTAAGTCTACAAAGTCTGGAGTGTATGTTATAGGCAGTATTTTTTTATGACCTCTGTCGTGTAAGTATTTTTTAGCTGGAGTTTTTTCGTATGAAGAAAAGTTCGCCTCAAATCCGTCGATGAT